AGAACCGCAGTGTGAACGGTACGCCGCTTCTCGTGCGGGGCAGCGAAACGGATTACTATCCGGAAGAAATGCGCGAAGCGGTTCTGAACGCGCTGAAGGAAAAGCGGGATGCCTGCGGAGAACGCTCGCGCGGACATCATCTGCTGGATGCCGTCCTCAAGGCGAATCCCCCGACCGGGGACCGGGCACGGTATTTTGCGGCCCTGAACCGGGGACTGAATCAGGCCGGGGACGACATTGTGCAGATCCGCCGGGCTATGGAGCGGGCCGGATTCGAGCTGGTGCGCGATAAGAAGCACTTCTGTTACCGGTGGCACGGAGATACCCGGTATCCGGTCATCGTGAGTTCGTCTCCCGGCGATTACCGCGAGGCCGAAAACATGAGAGCGGTCGTGATCCGCACGATCTCATGACAACCAAGCAGAATAAGGAGAAAGTGCCATGCGGAAAGGAACACGGGCCGTTCTGCTGGTCACTGCGAGCGCCGTTCTGGTGTTTGCGGCCTACCAGCTCTTCGGCATTCTGAAAGCGTATCATGACGCCGACGTGAAGTATAAGACGGCGCTGGAAGAGTATACGACCAGTTACACATCATCCGGTCCGGATTCTGCGGAACCGGTTACGGAAGCTGCGGATCCCGGAACGGAAGATGCTGAGCCGCCGCTCAAACCTGACTGGAAGAAGCTGAAGCAGGTCAGTCCCGATCTCGTCGGATGGATCTATGTCGAGGCGTTTCCGGATATTTCCTATCCGATCGTACAGGGTAGAGATAACAACGAATATCTGCATCACGCCTACACGGGCGAGTACCTGTATGCCGGCTCGATCTTCGAAGACAGCACCTCCAACCCGTATTTCACGGACCTGACGACGTATGTCTACGGCCATAACATGCGGAACGGCAGTATGTTCGCGCAGATCAAGGGCTTTCGTCAGCAGAAAAACTATGACCGGGATCCGTACTTCTGGATCCTGACGCCGAACGGCAACTACCGTTACCATATCTTTTCCGCTATGGAGACCGCACCGCTGTCGGACGTTTATCAGTTGTTCAATAAGAGTGATGAGGACAAAGCTCTGGCATGGGCGCAGAAAATGCAGCAAAAGTCGGAGGTTCAGAACAAGGTGGAACTCCGGAAAGGCGACCGGGACGTGATTCTGCAGACGTGTTCCCCGGGCGGGCAGATGCGGAGCGTGGTGATCGGGCGGTGCTGTTCTTCGACCAAACCGGTTGATCCGCGCCCCATCGTGCCGTATCCGATCAGCTGGGGCAACCGGACCGTATTCGATGCCTATGTCTGGCAGAAGTCCCCGCTGTCGATGCCAATCGGGGCATCGGTCGGCGTCTCGTCCATCAGCGGCGGGATCCGGATGGATGTGTCGATGTATCCGGACCGGAAGGACAAGATCGAAGAAGTCCAGAATGAGGAGCTGGTCAGGCTCGCGCAGGGCCATCCGGATCTTCTGTACAGCGACCTGAAGGTAGAAGGCGCGGTTGCCTGCCGGACGGTCAAACCGGACGGACTGTCCGGCGATACCGTTATCGTACAGGTGACGCGCCAGACCAGCGGCGAGGCGGTGGTGACGATCACAATTCCGAAACATGCGCCCAAAACGAAGGTGCAAGAGGCTCTTGACGCCTGGGGCCTTACAGAACAGACCGTCACGCATTCGATCCCGCAGATGCAGGGCGAACAGAATGCGAACGGCAGCATTCTGAGGTGACGCATCTGGCAGCACAAAGGCTGTCCGGCCCCTTCTGGGTCTGGGCGGTCTTTTTTGCCTGCTATCTGTCTGTTTTTCGGCCCATCCTGCATGTTCACAGCAGTATCTGTTGTATGAACACAAAAGGAGGGATTGGGTATGTTTCAGAATGCAGTGAATTTTTTGTTCCAGCTTGACGGCATTGGAGCGGACATGGTGCCGGATATTGCGCGTCAGACCATGAACGCTTCTGATGTTCGTCAGGAAGCAGACCGGATTTTTCTCCGGAAGAATCCGATCAGTACCTATATCGCAGACCATCTCGACGGCGGCCATATCGAGATGGTTTCCGATGAGAACGGGATCTGGTTCAGCCTTTCCGACGAACCGGCTCCGAAGGAAGACGGATCGTGACGATCCGGGCAGGCACTGTCCCCTTTGCGGGGCAGTGCCTTTTTGGGCTTCCATTCGGAAACAGGTTCATTTTCTCCGGAAACGGGACACTACGCCGGGATGCGGTATCATGTCAGCATCAATCAACAGGAAACGAACCATTTGGCACGCCGCCATGCGGTAGGAGGGTATGTATGATTCAAAAGATTACGATTGACCATTTTCGTTCCATCAATCACGCCGAGATCGTACCGGCTCACCTGAATGTGCTGATGGGACCGAACGGCGCTGGCAAGACGTCCCGGCTGGATGCGATTCTGTGTGCGCTGACCGGCAGGATCGCTGCGTCCGATGTACAGGCAGGGGCAGCTTCCTGCCGGATCGGCCTTGTCTTTGACGACGGGGCAGCCGTGACATGGGAGCGCTCGGCCGGCGGCACAACGGCCTGGGTGGATGCACATCGCACGTCTCTGTCTTCCGCTGCTTCCTTTATTGCCGGGAAAATCGGCACAACACCGGAGGCCCTGCGGACATACGGCGGAACGGTACAGTTCAGGTCTCTCAGTGCCCGCGATTTGTCCGACGAGCTGCTTCGCGTGCTCCCCATGAGCCTCACGATGCCGGCCATCCTGGCTATGGCGTCGGAACGGATGCAGAGGGTGCTGACGCCGGAAGAGGCATCCTATCTGTCCGGCTGGTTTGATCCGTCGAAGCCGTCTTACGGTCTTGCGGATCTGGACACTGCCTATCGGGCGCTCTATAAGAACCGGACGGCCCAGAACGGTGTGGTTCGCAATCTGAAAGCGCGTCTGGAGGCACCGGCTGCACCGCTGCCGACGGAAAGCCGGGATGAGCTGACCACAAGACGGAAGGAACTGCATGCGCAGGCCGCCAGAGCGGAAGTCTATGAGAGGGAAGCCCGGCAGTGGGAACGCGCCTCTGCTGCCCGTAAAACGGCAGAGGAGCGGAAAGAAGCCATGGCTGCTAAACTGAAAAGTTATGGCGAAGCGCCTCATCCGGATCCGGCATTCCCCTCTCTGATGAAGGGCGAACGGGAGCAGTTTGTCAGCGCAGTCGTCAAAATGCAGGCCGCAAAGCAGACGGCGGAGGAGAACTGCCAGATGTATCGGAAGATTCTCCGTGCCATGGATTCCCATATCTGCCCGATCAGCCGGATGGGAAAGACGACTCTGGCGCCCATCACCTGTCAGCAGGATCTCTCGGATTACCGTCAGGCGCTTGAGGGCCTCATTGCGAAAAATGAGGAGACGATCACGTCCTCCGGGGAGATGGTAAAGCGCTGCGAAGGCGAGATCCGGCTCCGGGATCAGAAGATGGACGAATGGCACAAAGCAGAAACACGGGCCAATGAGCGGGATATCCTGGTCCAGTCCATCAAGGCCATGGTGATCCCGGCCGTACCGGAAAAGCCGGTCAGGATCGGGATGCCGGATCCGCAGGCCGTGCGCGAAACGGAAGAAAAGCTGACCGCGTATGTCCAGGCAGATCTCCGTGAGAAGGACAGAAAAGCGCTTGAGCAGGAACAGCACATGCTCGACCTTCTGGAATTCGGTGTCTATGTTACGGACACCAAGACCGGCATCCGGAATCTGGTCATCCAGCGGGCACTCAAGCCGCTTCACGAGCTGGTCAACCGGAAAGCCGAAGCCTTCCGGACTGGTTTCCAAGTTTCGTTCCGCTGTGACAACGGCATTGAGATTCTGGTCTGTCCGGGGACGGGGAAGGAGCTTCTTCCGCTCGCATCGCTTTCAGACGGGGAATACCTGTTTACGGTCTATCTTCTCATGACGATGCTCAACCAGGTCATCGGGGCCCGGTTCCTCATCATAGACAACCTTGACAAGCTGGATGCCGGCAACACGGCCTCTCTCCTGCGCCTTATGGAAGAGGATGACGGCTTTGAGCAGATCTTTATCGGGACGGTCGATCATGCGGACACACGGGCAGCCCTTACGCAGGCAGGCGTTACCATTCTGCCGCTTGGGTAATCCGGCACGCCGCATCCGTGTATCATCCTCACCTGTTCTGCGCCGTTTCTTCCATATTCATGACGGAACCGGTTCGCTCTGCGTTTTGCCCTTTCGCACGACGAGCCGGAGAAAGGAGAGCAGATGTTCAATTCTGTTAATTTCTTTATCGTACAGGGCATGGTGCTCGGCGTAACCATGGAAAAAGAGCGTGCCCTGTACCGGGTCGCCACCAGTCTCTGGGGCAGCACCCGAATGGAGGCGCAGAGAGCGTTTCCGCTGGTTTCGTTTCATCCGCTGCCGGATGAGATCATCAAAGCGGGTGAATGCGTGTCCATCCAGGGGTATGCTTCGAATCGTGTGACGATGGAGGATGGCAAGCCGCAGTTCCATACGGAGCTGGAAGGGGTCATCCTCACCCATGCGCAGCGGATGCTGGCTGCGTATATTCCCGGCCTTTCGGATACGGCCGGGGGCATGCCGGATGACAAGAACTTTGTGGTCGCGGCAGGGCTGGTGCATCATTTGTATTACAGCCGGGACGGTATTGCGGTGACGATTGAGACGAACTACAATGGCCGCCATTCCTATGTGGAATTCCTTTGCCAGAAACGGCAGGCGATGATGGCCGGAACCTTGCATAAGGGGGATTCCGTCGCCATGGCGGGTTACATTATGACGGAACCGGAAGGGAACAGTCAGAATGCGATCCGGCTCCTGTGCCGGGATATGGCGATTGAGCGCGCTCCGGGCCAGGCAGGCGCATCCGGTGCGGAACGCAAAACGTCGGATACGCGGCCGGGAAACCGCATGCGCGAGCGTTCGATGCCGACTCTGGATGCAGTCAGGGAGGCGGAGAAGTCGATCAGGCGGGTCGTCAGATCCGGGGAAATATGTTCGGTCCCGCAGGCGGAGGAGGCCGGTCCGGAAGCAGAGCCGGAACAGCCGGATAGTGCGGAAAGCCAGGAAGATCCGAAGGCAGCTGAACGTGAAGGCAGACCGTCGGAAGCGGACTCCGGACGGTACGCTCTTTAAGCCCGGCGCTTGGAAGGAAAACATCCCCTCTTTTGTACATGCAAGGCACCCGGGACTTGGAGAACCGGGTGCCTTTTGCCGTCTTCCGCGCTCGTCCGGGGTCCCGACCGGATGCGGCGTTCGGGCATACCCTGCGAAACACCGGATCCGGCTTCTTTTTCTCCGGAAACCGGGCGGCTCTTCATCATGTGGCATACTGTTTTTGTCAAACAAAAACGGCATCACTTTTTGAGGAGGCTATGCCATGAGTACACTCGATTTTGTTACAGGCTACAAGACCCTTCATTCTGATTTCAGGGCGAAGAACGGTTTTTCGTACGGGGAGGAGAACCATGTCGTGTCGGCTGACGGAACACCCCGTGTGGGGCGTACAGGTCTTCATATTTACAAGACTCTGACGGATGCCATTGAAGCGCACCCGCACCGTCCGGTCCTTGCCGAAGCCATTGGGTTCGGCGAAGTAGAGGAAGGCCGCCGCTCGTATGCCTGTACGCATGCCGCGATTACGCGGGTTCTTTCTGCCTCTGAAGCGTATGCCATTCTGGGGGCCGAGGCACATCCGGCAGAGGAGCCGGATCAGGAAGACAAACCGGATCTGCCGGACAGGCCGGAAGAGGAAAAGCCGCATGACTCAGGCAGACCGGTCGAACCGCAGAAGCCGTCCGGGAAGGCAGCGCAGGAGAATACCTCTCAGGATCATACATCCCGGGAGGAGGACGAGGATCCGGACATGGACGAGTTCCTGGCCCGGATGCTCTATCTCTTCCTGCACACACATTAAGAATCGTCATACGTCAGAGGGGCCGGCCTGCGGGCCGGCTTTTCTGACCCCCGGACATGCCTTGGGTTCGGAATCTGTCTTTCGTTTCTGCTTTCATATTCACAGTGCAACCAGTGTATGACGAAAGGAGGGGAACTTGCAAAAGATGGAAATGACTCTCCACGGATACTTTGACCGGTTTCTGTGGCGGGACGAGAAAAGCGGTTCCTCCCTGTTTGTATTACAAACAAGGGAAGAGCCGCTGCTTGAGGACGCCATTCAGAGCACAAAAACGAAGCGTGCTCTGGATGGACGAGATGAGAAGTGGTACGGGATCGTCGTATGCGCCATGCATGAACCCGTACCGCGTTACCGGATTAAGATGCCGCTCACGGTGAGCGGCGTCTACGAGGATACCGTGCAGAAGGGCCGAAGCCGTTCTTTCCGGTTGTCTTCGCTTCGGGAAGCGCTGGACGTCCTTGACGAGGACGAAACAGCGCAGTATCTGGCCGCCTATATCCCTGCGGACGCCGCTGCCAGAACAGCGGCAGCGCTCAAGGGGAAGGCAGACGGCAAATTGTTTTCTCGTCTGGGGGATCCGACCCTGGTCATCGATCTCATGGCCTGGTCAGGCCTTCCCAGAGAGAAGGTGCTGCCGCTGGTCGCCGCGATGCGCCAGACGGTGGCGCAGAGGGAATTGTTCGATGCCTTTCAGGGGCTGGACATTCCCTACGCTTTTGCCGAACGGGCGATCGATGCCTACGGCGAAAGCGCGAAGGATCTGATCGCCTCGGATCCGTATCGTGTCGGCGCGAAGTTCGGCCTGACATTTAAGCAGGCGGATACGCTGGCGCATCATGTCGGCATCCGGGACGAGGATCCCAGACGGCTGGCCGGGATGGTGACGGATGCGCTACGGAGCAGCGAAGCGTCCGGCAACACCTGGATGTCGTACGCCCAGTTTGAGAACAAGCTGGGGTGGCGGTTCCAGGACCGGATGACGGCGCTGGAAGCGGCCCCGTACGGGCCGAAGGTCCGGCATGAAGAGAACCGGATTCTGGATATCCGGCTGACCGATGCCGAAAGCCGGATCGCCCGGAACCTGATTCGGCTGGGAAATCAGCCGAAGGATCCGGCTTACCGGGACAGCCTGGTGGATTATGCCGAGGCTGCCTGCCACAAAAAATACGGCAGCCAGCAGAGGGCTGCATTTCCCCTGATCCTGAAAAGTCCGGGGGTGAAGGTTTTTACAGGCGGACCGGGGACGGGCAAGACGTCTACGATTCTCGGGATCATCAAGGCATTTTACAAGATGCATCCCGGCAAGACCGTGAAGCTGTGCGCCCCGACAGGGCGTGCGGCGCAACGTTTGTCCGAATCGACCGGCATGCCGGCCACAACGGTGCACCGTCTCATTGATTACCGCCCTTTTGGCGGGGATCAGGCATCCTGCAAGAATGCGTCCGATCCGATTGAGGCGGATTTCATTGTCGTCGACGAGACGTCGATGATGAACGTCGAACTGTTCGACCTGTTTCTGGACGCCGTCCCGACCGGGGCGACCCTGGTGCTGGTCGGCGATCCGAATCAGCTGGAAGCGGTCGGAGCGGGTGCAGTCCTGCGGGACCTGCTGCAGTCCGGCGAAACCCTGATTCCGCGTACCCATCTGACGGAAGTGTTCCGCCAGAAAGGTTCGTCGCCCATCGTGGAGAACGCGGCCCGGATTCAGCAGGGACGCAGCGAGTTGATCCGGAACCGGTCCGACTTCATCGTGCTCAACACGAAGTCGGCGGAAGATACGGCGGAACAGGTCATGAAGATTATGCGCTATGCGTATAAGCCGGAAGACCCGTTCGCGGTTCAGGTGCTGTGTCCCTCCAAGATCGGGCCGGCCGGGATTGACGCGCTCAACAAGCGGCTTCAGGAAGAGCTGAATCCGCACGGAGGGCGCCAGCTCGTGTACGGCGGCCACGCGTATATGGCCGGCGACAAAATCATCATGACCCGGAACAATTACGAAACCGGGTATTTCAATGGTGATATTGGCGTCGTCAAGGCCGTGCGGGACGGTCAGATGGTCGTCACAATCCGGGAGACGGAAATTACGCTTACAACGTCGCTCATGGACGACGTCAGGCTGGCGTACGCGATGACGGACCACAAGTCCCAGGGAAGCGAGTTCCCCATGGTCGTGGTCGTCCTGCCGCGTGAACCGGCCGGCATGCTGACCCGGAACCTGTTCTATACCGCGCTCACCAGGGCGAAGCAAAACGTCGTCGTCCTCAATGAACGGGGCGCGATGGAGCAGGCGATCCGCGTGAGCAAGGCGGACGAGCGGCAGACGACGCTTGTCGCAAGGCTGAAGCAGATGGCGGCGGAAAAGGAGATGAAAGAAAAAGTTATTTCCATCCGTCCGATGTCGGCCTGATGAAAGGGAGAAGTTGTGCGAATCCGCACGGCTTCTTTCTTTTTGTCTTTTCTTTGTTTTTGCTTCCTGGCGGCATATTACAGGGTGAACCAATGTGGATATGTTTTGGAGCGTTTTGACGCTCCGGAAAGGAGGCCTGATGTTTAATCAGGTAAATCTGCAGTTTTATCTCGACAGGGGACCGGAAGCTCATGCTTATGCGGAGCCGGTCCGGTATTTTAAGACCGGGAAAACGGTCATGGCATCGTTCAAGATTACGGTGCCTTCTCCGAACAAAAAGTATCTGCATTTCTGGGTTGTCGCGTACGGCCCGAATGCGGACTTTGTGCGGCGCTTCATTGAGACGCGTAAAGGCGAGGCTTTCCTGCTGACTGGCCGGCTTAATGAGAACCGGTTCCAGCACGAAGGCCGCTGGACCTCCCGTGTGGAGGTCATAGCCGAACATTTTTCATTTTGCTCGGCTCCCCCGGCTGCCATGGTGCCGGAGGAACCGACGGAGGAACTGGCGGAGGGACCGGCGGAGGAACGGATGGGCGTCCCGAAGGGGCCGACCGTTGTGGAAACGCCCGAATCTCCGGTTGATCCGGTTGATCTGGGTGATCCGGAAGGAGAAGACCTTCCGTGGAACCGGTAAGGATTCAGCTGCTTTGGGGCTTTCCCGGGGCAGCCAATGGCATTAAGTTAAGGAAATCAGAGGCTCTTCGGAGTCTCTGAGCCTCAACATTCGAACCATTGACACGTTATTTTTCCTGTAAATGGATACGTTGCAGGATGACATTCTGACTGCACCTGTCGGTCTTGTACAGCTGACAGCACTGCTTCAGGTCAGAATGATGTAACGAGTACAGGTAGAACTTATCAGGTTCTACAGAGACAGCCTTCGGGCTGAGTTATTTTCGAGAAGGAGTATATTCAGAACGGCGAAAATACTTGATTTTCAAGGGCTTTCGCCGTTTCTCTATGTCTGTTTGTCGCTTATTTGTCGCTTAAATCTATTAAATGATAATAATCATTAATAGATATTAGAGTGGTTCATCTTTTACTGAGCTGTTCAAAAAGATCGCTGCCTAACATTTTCAGCGATGTTCTCGCAATATCAAGCATAACCATTATCATGTCTCTGTCATTCCAGTGACCGCCATCACCTTTAGTGTAAATGGATGCCGCTTGAAGCATGATTGTTGAACCTTTGCACTTGACAAACTTATTTACACACAGATTAGTGTTTATCGGCATACCATAGTTTGACGCCGTTAGTCTATCAAGTCTATTTAACATGCCGTCATTATAAACTAATGTCACCTGTCTACCATCGGGCCTTGTAACAGTAACATTCTGTGTTAAAAAGTTTGAACCTTCTAAGAACAAAATATAAGGGAAATATTGTTCAGACAGCATAAAATTCGCTATTTCGTTTATGTTTTTATATGCCCTTTCTATCGCATTGCCAGCCGCCATAATATCCTGATTGTTCTTTTTTCCGACAAGTTTTCCTGCCTTAATGTTTTCTATATCTTTGCCTTGATGCTTTGCTTCTGATACTAAAACAACTCGCCAATTACCGTTATCGTCTTGCACTTCAATAAGCCCTCCGTCAGGGATTATGCTTGCATTTTCAACAAAAAGTGTTTGTCCAAGGTATTTATCCACTTTTTGTAAGGATTCATTTATTTCTTTCTTAGATAAGTCTTTTCTATAACGAAATGTAAGCATGGGGAACTCATACTCAAGCTGTTTTATCACAAACAGAGAAGTATTTCCTACTTCCCTATCATGTATTTGTGCATCCTTGTGAAAAATTGTTATAGGTCCTTGTCCTTCTTTCTGCTGTGCCGTAAGTCTGTCAGACTGATGCTTTTCCCTCATTGTGCTACCTCCTTTTCATCATTGTCCTTTGATTTTAGAGAAGAGAAGAAATCCTCTACTGTATCGACTTTTTCATAGTCTATATGTTCACCGTTTTGTTTCATTAAATCAATGTGTTTATTAAAATAATCTATTGATGTTTTATCGCTGTCACACATCAGGCAATGCCGACCTTCTTCTATACAAACTCTGCCCGTGGTTCCGCTCCCTGCGAAGAAATCAAGGACTACAGCTCCGGGATAAGACAAAGACTTGATAAAACGGCGAATTATTTCTACTGGTTTTTGTGTGGGGTGTCCCACGCGTTCCTTACTATTCCCATTAAGCCTGCCGATTTCCCACACATTAGTAGGGTTCTTTCCCTTCTTTGTATTTTCTGGGTTTAATCTTTTATCTTTCAGCGCAAGTTTTAACTGTTCCTCCGAATATGGCACTCGAACAGAATCTAAATCAAAATAGTAATTGTTTGTTTTAGCAAGCCATATTACTTCCTCATGACGATTTGCAAAGTAACGATGAGCAGACATCCCATTTTTGTAATACCATATTATAGTATTTATTAGCTTAAATTTTGTATTGTGTCTGACATACTGAATAATGTCAATTAAGTCTCCCGATTTAACATCTCTAAATTGAATTCCCCCAAAAATTACCATGCTGCCCGAATCAGACAAAACTCTATATGCTTCATTCAACCATTTTGCCGCCCAATCAATATAATTATCGTATATATCCCATCCGGCAAGTTCAAGATTATAAGGTGGGTCAATACAGATGAGTTGCACAGAGCCATCAGGGATAGACTTTAGAAAGTCACAGCAGTCCATTATATTTAGACATATCACTGACCTTTCGGGTTTTTCAAAGTCAGTCGCTGTTTTATTTTTTAGTGTTTTATCTTTGCGCATTTTGTTTAAAGACATTAGCGCGTGATTATGATGTGATTTATTATGAATCGCCATTATCCTTGCCACCTTTCTCTGCGTTACTATATATTTCAACTATATCATCAAGCCCACATTTCAATGTTGTGCAGACTTTCGCAAGACTTTCCATTGACACCGGCTCACACCGGCCCATTTTCGCGAGAACATTCGTGCTGATTCCTGCCTGCTTGCGCATTTCTGTTTTTGTCATGCCCTTATCAATTAACAGTTTCCACAATCTGTTATAGTTATATTTCATGCGCTTGCCCCTTTGATTGATAAAAGAAATCCATTGAACAGTATAGCCTAATCAGGCAGAGAATGAAACAATTTATCACGTTTTCGTGATAACAAAACGGTCATTTTTCCCGCTTGCAGTATAGCGTTATATCCCCCTTATAGCCTTCAAATACATCGACGCGCGTTATATCATACAAAATACCCTTGTACCTTATAACGTGCGCCGTTGTAATATCGGCCCGGTATCCGATTTGAAACAGAACGTTTTCCGTCACGTTGACGCGCGCAGCGGCAAAGACTTCATCACCGGATAACTGCCGGAAATAGGCCCACACGGTAGCGACGGGAACAAGCTGCTTCACATGGTTCCCGATTTTATCAACCGCGACTTTGTTTTCAAGGATTTCAATTTTCTTGTCTTTCAGCTTCATTCCGTTCCTTTCCGCGCGGGTCATTCAATCGCGCTTGTAAATTCGTTGTAATGCTCATAAAGCCCGACATAGCTGTCAAGCAGCGCCGCCGTTCCGTTAATTCTCTGTTTTGGGCTTTGATTCTTGACCGGAACTATGTTTCCGTTGCGGTCAGTCTGAATGCCTGTGTTCGTCAGACACCATTTCAAAACAGGGTTATTGATATAAATGACACGGTGCGCTTGCAGGTCTGCGCCTAACATCTGCATAGGCAGGGAAAGTGTCTTTGCGCCCTGAATACACCGGACCATGTTGAAACCTTCCATCTGCATTTCTTCTACGAAATACCGGGCGGAATAGCTGTCATAATAAACCTACGCCGGAAACAGGCCATATTCCTGAACAAGCTCCTTGAACCATGCTGTCACATCGGAATAATTGATTGTATTCCCGGTGCAAAGGCGGACAAGTCCCCGTTCAAACCATCGGTCATAGGGAATTTTGTCTTGCTTCACGCGCTCTTGCAGACGGTCCGCAGGCAGCCAAAACATTTCTGTCACATATTTTTTGCTGTCCCCCGGTTTCATGAATAGCAGGCTTGCGGCGGTCAGGTCCGTTGTGATGGACAGATCAACCCCGCCAATACAGTACGCGCCGCGGAAATCATCAAGTGAAAAGACAGATTCGTTGTTTATGTCGTCAAAAGACAACCACGCCGTTTTCACGGTTTCCCTGACGTTGAATTCTTTGCAGAGTACCCCCGGCAGTTCATTGCGGTTGTGCTTTGCCCTTTCAACTTGCGCGTTCAGATCATGTAACGGAAAATCTCGGCATGACAGGCGCGTCCGTGAACAAATTGAAACTGAACCTGTCTGCTATATTTACAGCAGCAGTAAAAAAAGAAATTATGCGCCGAAACCCCTGCAAGTTAGCCACCCCGCCACGCGTAGACACGGCGTCCGCCGAATATCTTGATGAAGAACAGGCGCGTGAACTGCTTCAATTAGTTCATGAATACGGTGATTTTCAATTTGAAGTCATTGTGAACGTACTGCTTGCAACCGGTATGCGCGCCGGGGAACTTGCCGCTTTATACTGGGAAGATGTAGACCTTGAAACCGGTCTGCTTTATATCCGACATACATTGATTCGACTGAACGGTGAATATATCCGGGAAACGACGAAAACAGAGGACAGCACCCGCCGAATTATGCTGCCGGACTATATTATCGAATTGCTGAAAGAACATAAAAAGAAACAGTTGGAAAAGCGGTTTAGAATGGGTGCGGCATGGGTGAACCCGGACCTTGTGTTCACGAAGCAACACGGCAACTTCTACATCAGCGGGAACATGAACAACAAATTGGAGTCAGGCGTTCGTCCGGCTTATTCGGCGTGGCATGGAAAATACAAAACAGATGATTCGTGATGCGAAAGCAATAATTCGTGTCACGAATTTTTTGTCGTGGTTTAACTTAGCAGGTTTTCGGGCAAAAGAAAGCCACTCTGAAGATTTTCTTCAGAATGGCCTTAACTTAATGAAGTTGTCAGGGTAGCTGTTTCTTTTTGTCCGAAAAAGGCAGACAGACACACTTCATTTCTCCGGAAAAAGAGAACGTTTGCTTTTCTGTCATAATGAAAAGAGAGAATACAAGAGCATCGAAGGCCGGCAGGCCGTCAGAAAGCAGGGAGAAAGCCGTGAGCAGATTGAACAGGGGACTGGATCGAAAAAACAGTGCACTCGCCAAACGGAACCGGAAACGGAAATCCGGCGTCATTCCAACGTATGACGTCTATGGCAGGACCATTACGCCGGAACTGAAAAGACGCCGCGGCCGGATACGGGCCGTGCTTCTTGTCATCGGGGGCATCCTGTGCCTGATCTACGTACCCGGTCTTTTCATGAAAGAACAAGCCGTTAAAGATCCGGTCGTGACGCCGGACACTTCTGCCGTGAAGCAGTGCGGCAGCGTGCTTCGGAACCATACAGGAGATGACTTCGACCATGACGGGCTCACAAATGCAGACGAGGAAAAGTACGGCACGGATCCGTGGAATCCGGATACGGACGGGGATGGGGCGTATGACGTGTATGAGGTGAATACGAGCCATACCGACCCGACGACCGTGGATGCGGACCTGCTGACGGACGCGCAGAAGAAGCAGGACGAGAAGAACGGCAAGAATGTGGGTTCCCCCTACAAGATCGGCGATGTCATCCTGTGGGCGTCGGATTATGTTTCGAAAGGGCACGGCAGTGTCGTGGAGACGACCCGGGGCTACCGCTTCTCTTATTTCAACGGCTATGCGCAGTTCCCGTCTGACAAAGGGAAATATGCCTACCGGTACGCAAACGGCATTCACACACTCCTTCCGTACCGGAGCGCCGAAAACGCCTGGAAGGTCAGCCCGTATGACGATGTGGAACTGTACGATGAACCGCTGGAAGAGATCGTCGAACTGAAGCTGTTTTCCTTTCCGTTCTACCTGAAGGCGGACAGCGCAGCCAGCTTGCTGTCGGTGATTCTGCCGGACAAGGGATTCATCACGGCGCAGGAAAAGACGCGGATCGACGTCGAGCCGGATACCAGTGACAGTGTGATCACGGACATTAAGAAGCCTGAGTTTGACAAGGAGGATGAGTACCGGTTCACCGTGAACAGCAATACCTTAAATGACCTGCTGTTTGTGCGGAAATCCATTGCGGACAACAACAACTGCATCGCTGTCTCCCTCTACAATAAAAACTACGGCGAATACCTCGCCATCGTGTACGGCTACACGGCAAAAGGCGATCTCCTGTTGGCCGACATGGACACGCTGAAGCCGGTCGGCACGCTTGCGATCACGGAACGGGCCAAAAAAGTGCTGAATGCCGACGGAGCGCTTCTGTCCTTCGACTGGTTCGATTTTGACGGCCTCGGCTTCCATTCTTCCAACGGAGACAAGATCTGCTTCTTTGCCGCTGCATCCGGCAGCATGAACCTGAATGAGGGGGACTATTTCGGTTCGACAGAAGAGACTTCGAATACGGAGTCTCGGGCGGAATCCGTTTCTACGGTTTCCGGCGATGACACGGATGCCGCGGCCGGTACGGACACACAGAACACGCAAAGCCAGGCGGCTTCGACTGCCTCTGCTGCCGCAGCTGGTCATGCGGCAGATCCCGGCACGGCTGGAACAGGGACAGAGGGCACGGCTCCAGCAGACGGAACCGTCCATGCCGGAGCGGCCGGAACGGCGGGAACGGCTCAAGCCGATGACGCCGGGGCGGCAGATGCTGGAACAGCCGGGCAGACCATAGACGCCGCGGGGAACGGAGCTGCTGCTGCCATGCCATAAGCCGTCTGTTTCTTCTTTCATAAGGCATATTCGAAGTGCAACGGTTGTTTTTCATGAAAGGAGAAAGGTATGGCACTGTATTTTGATAATGAAGGCGTGCATGAATTGCTGCACGTCATGACCCCGACGAAGACCCTGGAGGCGTACGGCCTCTTGGATCGAGCGAAGCAAGGGTATAACCCTTTCCGGAACGACCAGCATCCGACATCGTTCAGGAAGCCGAAGAAACCGGACGGCGCGTGGAGGGATTTTGCCGAGGGGGCGGACGGAAAGTACGATTCCATCCGCATTGTATGTGAGATGGAAGGCCTTGATCGGAATAAGGACTTCCACAAAATTTTGGCCATCCTGGCAAAAATGGCCGGAATGGAAGAACGGTTCGAGCAGAAAGGCCACGGAACGAGGACGGCGCGGGAGAAAAAGGAGCGCCGGTCCCTGAACCTCCTCACGCAGGAGGAGAAGGCACTGCTGGGCCTTGTGACCCAGATTCCGGATGTGCCGATTGGATATGGTTATGTGTATCCCGGCCAGGACATTATCTGGCGGAAAGATCCGCTGGACGATGATGCTCCGTATGTGATCTGGGCGTCTTCCGGGTGGGATCCGCTGTATGAGTTGGCGAAGAACTCACCGGACGAATACAACGAACTCATCCGGGAGAAGGCGGAGGACGCGATGCTGGATGCCGTTGGCGCGATCTGCGCCAT